GCAATACCTGATCAGAGTCGGTTTAAGCGCATTAGCAAGTACATCAAAAAAGAAAAACCAGATTGCGTGATCCAAATTGGCGATCTTGCTACGCTAGATAGCCTTAGCTACCACACGCCTAACGCGAGTTACGACGGTAAATTTAAGCCTACCTTTGAGCAAGATATGTCGTCACTGGCTAGAGCGTTAGAGTTACTCGATTGCGGTGGCGCGGAAAAACACATCACGCTGGGCAACCACGAGCAGCGGTTGTTCAAATTTGAACAAAATAATCCAGAAGTGTTTGGGCAACTTCAATTCCAGCTTCTCCGACTTTTTGACCGTTATAAATGGACATATTCACAATTTGGTCAGGTTCATTTTATTGGCGGAGTTGGTTTTACGCATGTGCCGCTCAATCGTATGGGCAAACCATATGGCGGCAAGACGGCAGAGCAACAGATAGCAAACGACTGCTTGCACGACCTAGTGTGTGGTCATAGCCACGTTGACCGGAAGCATAAAGCGTCAAAAATAGGTAACAACAGGGAAATTCAAATAATCAACGTCGGCTGCGCTCTTCCAGACGGTTATATCGAGCCTTACGCTCTACACTCATCGACCGGCTGGAGTTACGGCATTGCGGACATGACGATTCAGCACGGTTGCGTGCGTGACTACAATTTCGTTTCAATGGCGCGTTTAAACGAGTTGTATAAGTGACTACGATTGCGACAGACGGAAAGCAGATGGCCGCTGATACACTACAAGTTGGCGAATACATCGACCAGGTCGAGAGCGCAAAAATATTTAGAATCAAGGGCGAGCTTGTTGGTATTGCCGGAGATTACTCTGAAGCACGGCAGTACCTAGAGTGGTTGCACAACGGATCAAAGAAGGAGAGCAAGCCAACCTTTGAGAAAGACGCAGATTTTGAAGCCATACACGCGACAAAGCAGGGCGTCTACCACGTTACCAAAAATATGTACCGGGTAGCGATTGGCAAGCCAGCCGCCTGCGGCACAGGTGGCACGTTTGCGGTAGCCGCTATGCTGGCCGGAGCCACGCCCACCGAAGCGGTCGAGATTGCCATGCGCCTTGACCCGTACACTGGCGGCAAAGTGGTGTGCAAAACACTATGACGCATATATTTGAAACAGCGTTAAAGGTTATGCGGGGTGCTCGGCAGAAAGATTACGGAAGCCCAAAAGAAAACCTGTCAGACATCGCAAAAGGCTGGACCGTCATCGCCAAGCGTGCGATTGAGAAAGAAGGTCGCATTACGCCAGCGCACGTGGCGCTAATGAACGACTGGCAAAAGACGTGCCGCTTGTTGAAAACTACCACGCATGAAGATTCATGGGTCGATAAAGCGGCATACACGGCGATTGGCTACGAACTAAAAGAGGAAAAGAATGACTGAAAAGAAATGGAGCGATCAATTCCCGCCTGGAGTACAGCAGGAAATAAAAAGATATATGTCCTGGCTAGGAACGAAAGGCGGAAGTGCCGGACGCGGAGACTCGAAGCGTCGGGGCGACAGCGAATACTACAAAGCCATACGCGCCAAGCGCACACTTAAAAACAAGATCAAAGCTGCACAAGATGAAGCCGAGAAAATTTCTTCCGAGTGATTCTTGGTTTAACGTGTCTGGCTGGCTGAAATCCAGGGGCAAACTGTCATGGTTTATCCACAACAGTTATTATGTGCGTGACTTGGATACCCGCAAAATTGACAAGATGAAGCGCCGCGATTTTGTGCGCTTTGTTGATGCTATGCGAATTGAGGAAGGGCTTGAGCCTTTTTTGCCTGACTCTAAGCCCTCCTCCAAACCTTCTTGCCAACCGGAATAATTAAGTTCTTTTCGTTGTAGAGCTTCTTAATTGCACGCTGTAGCGTCTTGTACCGAGTGGCTTTGTTCTCATACCTGTGCATCAAAGCGTCCTGCATCTCTTGTTCTGTCGCAGTGCCAGCAACAGGAATTGCGTCTAATACATCGCGCTCATTTTGATTCAGCATTGCTGCGTTATGCTTCAAGTTAGCAACCAGATCGTTCCAGCTTGCCACCAGGCTTTGTATTTTTTCACCGTCATCGTCCACGCCGATCTCTTTTGATTCTAACGTAAACCATTGGGTGTCTAGCTTGTCGCCATCCTTCTGCTTAAAGACTTCCAACTGTGCAGACAGAGAGTCCTTGTCAGGACGGTAACAGCCCAACAAAAAATCAAGGTTAGCGGTAATCGCACTACTACCCCGTGGACGTTCACTGGCAGAGTGGCCGGTGTGGTGCAAAATCAAAACGCTACAGCCGTATTGAGCGCGGAGTTTTGTGTTCATGCTCCTTATGTAATCGGCAATGTCTGTACTGCTATTCTCGTCGCCGCTAAAAGTCTGCGATAGCGTGTCAATGACAACAAGCGATGGCGGCTCCGGCAGTGCGGCAATAGCCTGGGTAAGCCTGTCAATTTCATCGTCTACCGTCAAAAGAAGTGGCGTGATGCAAATGCTAAAATTGTCAGTAATCTCTAAGCCGCGCTGTTCATGCCATGCTTTGATGCGCCGATACACACCGGCACCGCCTTCTGCTGCAACGTAGACAACATTGCCTTGCGTTGTTTTGCGGTTGCACCAGTTCAGGCCATGAGCAACGTGCAGACCAAAGTCCAAAGCAATAAAAGATTTAAACGCGCCGCTTGCGCCAAACAGCATACCCATTGCATCAGCCGGGACTAGGCCCTTCACCAGCCAACGTATATTGCCGCTGATTCGCTCTAGCTCATTAATGTCAACGAGCAGGCTACTGTCAGATTCACCGTCGACCACCGGCATATCAATGATTGGTTGTCGATACCGTTCTGCGCCAGACACCATGCGCGGGATTTCGTTATAGCGTTGTTCCCATCTCGCATATTCATGTGGATCAGTAGGGCGCACGGCAAGCATCAACCCGCGCAAATGCTCAACTACAGCGCCACCGCTCGTCCCTGCCTTAACCAGCTTAGAACTTAGCTTCAATAACGGGTCGTGGTAACTGCGATCTTTTGGTACGTCAGCAGCGAGCGCCGCAATCAATGAGGCGTGATCCGCGCCAGATATTTTTGCAGCGTCAGAATCAGTAACAGTGCTGTATTGCTTGATCTGCTCTAGGTCTAAGCCAAAAGCCGCGCAAGCATCAGCCAAAGAGTAGCGCGACTGTAAGTTCATTGACCTAACGCGCACTGACCAGTTGTTAGCTCTTAATTTAGTATTAACGCCATTTGGCAGTCTCAGGTAGCGCACCGCGTTGTTGCCGGATTTGTCGGCCTTAATCAAAGAAGCGTCTGCCATTGCTTGCATCACCGCGTCTACTGTCTGCGGGTCTGCTGCGTCTGGGTCATCCAATTCAACTAAAATGCCCATTTGGTAATTGTTTTTGCTTGTCTCAATCAGCCAACTCAGACTGCCAATTACATCGTCTGGCTCTGCGTCATCTGCCACCAGCGCAAGCAGTTTTGTAAACTGTGACTTGGTGCGTTTAAACGATCCGTTGTCCAAACCAGACAATAGTGCGGGACAGAAATAAGTATTCTGATCGGCAGATTCATTGATTAAAAGCTGCTGCGCCGTCTTGTGCTGGTATGGTCGCCCAGCCCATTGCGCTTTGTCAGGGCTGGTTGCGAACGCATTAACCCAGAGATATTGACCGTCAACAATTTCGCCGCTGAGAGACTCTAAAAAACTAGCGTTGTTCATGGCCCACCTACAGCGTTAATAGATCATCAATCTTTATATTCAGCCTTTGCTTTTTTGCGTGATCCAGTATCGCGCCAAAATGCCGTTGCGGTATTACACCGCTGGCACTTAGCCAGCGTGTGACTGCGCTCGGCGCTATACCAAGCACCCTGGCTGTTGCGCGAACCCCACCAATCTTATTAACGATTGAGTAAGCCGGTTCTTTTTTGTGCTTGATGTACATAATGATCTCCTTTGAGGGGCGTTATAACTACATGAACACTCAAAATCTATCAACCAAAAAGATGTCAAAAAAGGGTGTTGACTTTGTGGCAACAGTGGGAGTAGCTTCATTCGTCTTAACAACAAGCAACGGAGCAAACGATGTCTTTCAATTTAAAAAGCATCCAGAAAAATTCACTAAGCGGCGCACCGAGAGTTATGCTCTACGGTGTGGAGGGCATTGGTAAAACAACCTTTGCCGCTGGCGCACCCAAGCCTATTTTTATTCCTACTGAGGATGGGCTAGGCAATCTAAAGGTCGATCACTTTCCATTAGTGGAAAAGTTCTCTGACGTAATGGACGCGGTGGCTAGTCTCTATAAAGAAGATCACAAATACGGCACCGCTGTTTTAGACAGTTTAGATTGGTGCGAGAACATGATCTGGCGACAAGTCGAGTCCACGCATGACGCTAAAGATTTGGCGTATGGCAAGGGCGCGGTTATTGCCGCCGAGATGTGGCGTGATTTATTAGGCGGTCTTAACGCTCTGCGTAACGACAAGGGCATGTCTATTATTCTAATCGCGCATACAACGATCAAACGCTTTGACTCGCCAGAGACAGAGCCGTATGACCGTTACCAGCCGAAACTACAGGAGCGGTCAAATGCTTTGATCCGCGAGTGGTGTGACGCTGTATTCTTTGCGAACTACAAGACGCTCGTAAAGAAAGACGACATTGGATTTAACAAGCAAGTTGCCAGAGGTATCAGTACCGGCGAACGCTTGTTGCATACTAGTGAGCGTCCCGCATACATGGCAAAGAATAGATACAAATTGCCAGACACGATCCCGATGCAGTGGGATGATTTTGAAACTGCAATCACGCAAACAATGGAAGGTAAATAAGATGCCAGAATTTTCTTTTGAACTAGATCAAGACTACGCGCCAGCGCCCGTTAAATCATACGAACCGCTAGAGCGTGGTGACTATCAGTGCATTGTCATTGAAACCAGCATTAAGACAACCAAGGCTGGCACCGGAGAGTACATAGAGGTGGTGCTACAGGTTGTAGACGGTGAGCATAGCGGTCGCCGCCTGTGGGATCGCCTCAATGTTAGCAATCCCAACAAACAGGCAGAAGAAATCGCACGCCGCCAACTCACTGGTTTATGCCAAGCTGTTGGTATGGACATGGGTAGCAAGCTGGCTAATACAGAGCAGTTACACGACATACCTATGTCAGTAGCCGTTGATATTGACCGCAAAGACCCAACGCGAAACAGGATTGTTGCGTACAACAGCCTGGGCGCAAGTAGCCCTGCTACTGCTCCTGTTTCTGACGCTGCGGCAGAGGCTCCTTCTTCTAACAAGAAACCCTGGGAGAAGTAGCCTTGCCACAGATGCCCGATAGCCAGCACTCCACTGCTCAGAAAATATATAATTGGTACCAAGAAAAGAGCAGACCCTACCGACCACACCTCGGAGCGTCGGTTATCGGGCATTCTTGCGACAGATATTTATGGCTTACTTTTCGATGGGCTAAACAGCAAGACTTTCCTGGGCGCATACTGCGCCTGTTTGAGACAGGTAATTTAGAAGAAACTCGAATTGCTAAAGAACTCAAAGGCATTGGCGTTGTGCTTCATACGCATGACGACAACGGTAGTCAGATCAGATGCTTCGATGACTCAGGACATTTTGGTGGAAGCGTCGATGGCGTAGGCAAGGGATTTCCAGAAGCAGTCAAAACCTGGGCGATCTTAGAAGCTAAGACGCACAATTCTAAGTCGTTTAAACAGCTTGAAAAGAAGGGCGTTCTTGAGTCAAAGCCAAGGCATTACGCTCAGATGCAAGTTTATATGGGGCTGATGGATTTAACGCGAGGCATGTACTTTGCTGTCAACAAGGACACTGACGACATTTACACCGAATGGGTCAAGTTTGACCAAACTGCCTTTAATAAACTGCGTCAGCGTGCAGAAAAAATTATTTCTGCAACCGAACCTCCGCTAAAGGTCAGTGAGCGTGAGGATTGGTGGGAGTGCAAGTTCTGTGATTTTAAAACCCTCTGTCACGGCGAGGAAGTGGCTGAACCAAATTGTAGAACGTGTTGTCATTCTACGCCTGTAGCAGACGGGCAATGGCAGTGCAGTAAATTTAAAACAGATTTAAATGCACCTACTCAGGAGAAGGGTTGTCAAGAAC